CAAAGACCTAATAATAACTTTTGTGTTATTATTACCAGTAAAGAATCGGTTAGAGTCCGTATCTCTTTGGTTTTGACTGGACCATCTTATTCAGAATCTGAATAATATGGGCTCCTAGTCCAAGGTTACTACACCTTAAGTACAATTTCTAATATCTTACCATGAGAAGAAATTATATCAAAATTCTATGAAGAATAATGACATTAATTTTCCCTCAGGTAGATACATCGAAATACCTTCGTCCATTATTTAAATTAATTTTTAAATTAATTAAAAATCATGGAACTATCTATACTATCAAATATCTAAAAAGATGTCGTTTACATTGTACAAGATACATATGTAAACAACCTCTTTTTTACTAATGATATGATGATAGGTATAGATAAAGAAGGTTGACCAAAAGTTCTTCACTTCCTTAAGCCATTGGTTGATGGTAATATTTCTTCATTAAAGTATCTATTTACAATCTTAAACTTCACAAGAAGTTGAGATTTAAATAGTAATGAATGAAATAAAATCAAACCTGATTATAAAAGTATAACAGATCCATCAAAAATGAATCTGATTATACCATCAGGTGTGATCAACCAGTTTGTTAAGGAATACGGATTAAAATCTGACCATCCATCTTTTGATAAAACAAAAGATGTATATCTTAGCACTAAAGCTGGACCAAATGGACCAGCAACTATTAGTTGCCAAGAAGATCTGTTAAATTTTGATTATCCAATGATGGATAAAATATTAAAAATAACAGACAGTAATGGTCAAGATTTCTTCTGTAAAAATTATTCAGATGCCTTTAATAAAGGTATAATCCCTTCAAAAGTTAAAACTTTAGGGAAAATATCATTTGTTAAGGACCCTGAGTGTAAATTAAGAATAATTGCTATTAGTGATTACTATAGCCAATTATACTTAAGACCCATCCATAATATTATTATGAATAAACTTAATAATATTCCAATGGATCGGACTTTTACACAAGATCCTCATAATAAATGAGATCTGAATAATGGTGAGAAGTTTTGATCTTTAGACTTAAGTTCAGCAACAGATAGATTTCCTGTAGAATTACAGAAAAGACTTTTGGCTAGAATATTCCATATGGAATTAGCTCAAAGTTGACAATCTATTCTGAATTCAAGATATTTTACAACACCTGAAGGTTTACAGTTGAAATATTCAACTGGACAACCTATGGGTACGTATTCATCTTGAAGTGTCTTTACCTTGACTCACCATTTAGTAGTGTACTATTGTGCACAACTATGTGATCTTAAAAACTTTGATCAATATATGATCTTAGGTGATGATATCGTTATAAAAAACGATAAAGTTGCCCAAGCATATATCAGAGTTATTAAGGGTTTAGGTGTAGAATTATCTATGCAAAAAACACATGTATCTGATGATACATATGAATTTGCAAAAAGATGAATTCAACCTAAACAGTCAAGAGAGATAACTGGACTTCCATTAGGAGGTTTGTTACGTAATTTTAATAATCCAAATATTGTATTTACAATATTATATGATTATTTTAAAATTAAAAACAACTATATTCCTTTTGGGGCCGATTCTTTAGTAGAATTGGTTAGAAAGATTTATAGTCAACTTAGATTAGGGAATAGATATTATTCCTTAAATAAGAAAACTATAACATCACTAAAGAACTTCTCATTGATGTTAGATATAGTTTTTGGTTACTATTCATATGATAAGTTAAGAAACTTATTTAGTATGAATATAACAAATGAAAACTATATGATTCCAGATGAAAGGACAATCCTTTTAGAATTAAAAAGGATCCTTTCAAAAGGACTAACTTCAAGAATTTTACAGATGAATTCTGCAATATTACAGACTCCTAAAAAGTTATTGGATAAATTTAATCCAGAAACTCAAGAGGACTATAATAATTTGCAGAATAATACTGTGTTCCTTTCCATCTATAACACAATTTCTAGATTTAGAAATATTAAACTTGAAGATCTTAATGATCTTCATAATATTTCTAAAGAAATTTGTGATCTTAATATTGAAGCAATTTTCAATAAAGACAGAAACAAAATTAAGTCTTTAATTGAAATTGGTAAAATATTAAAAGATGGATTCAAACTTGAAAACCAAGTAACAGAAGTATATTATGGATCTGCAACTATAACAGATTCATATACACTTTCTGGTATTGGACAAGTCTTAGTTCGTAATTTACAAACTGTAGAACTTGATCAAGTGGTGAAAGGAACTTACATAAAGCCACAAAGTATGGCTGATATGTGAGCGAACTTTAAGATGTAATCTTTCCTGAATAATAACAATGTCATTATTCCCTTTAACCAATAGGTAAAGGGGAGTTTAGTCTGTAA